TTAGCAGAAATATTCTTGCTCATAGTAAAACTCCTAATAATAAAGTTAATAACAAAATTTCCCGTCAACTTATTCAACGAGTAAACACATCATATCATATATGTAGTGCTTATGTCAAGCATATTTTTGGTATACTTGATTATCTGCCAACTTGTGGCAGATATTTTGCCTTGGTTTCTTCCCAAGACAGGTAGATAAGGTCATCATAGAATAAAGAATCATAAGATACGGTATTCTTTTTCTGTAATTGCCTAATTCTACCTTTAGCATATTTGGTTTTCCAAATATTAGCTAATGTTTCTTCACTGGTATCAAAAGACTTTACCAATGATTCGTCTGTAATTTCCTTACGGAGAAATTCATTTGTGTTATCATAAAGTGGAGAAAAATAAATTCCACGTTGGTGTTCGGTACGAATTTTATCTTTTGGTATATTAAGTTTAGAATACGCAAAGTTTAATGACCTATTTTTATGGTCACGCTTCAATGGAAGACCTTGTTGATTTTTGGCATCCCACCACTCAAAGTATTTTCTTGGATGTTTCTCTTTAATCCAATCAAATACTAATTTTTTGGTGGCTCTAGATGGTTCAAAGGCAACTGAACCTGATGAAAAACCCATAGGTTTCCAATGTTCTAGTCCATCATATTGTGATAGTCCACCAGCTTTAGTTTTGCCATATAATGATGTTGTGGTAACTCCAACCAATGTATCACCATACTGTCGTTTCCAATCTGCCTGAACGGTATCAGATAAACACATCAAGGCAAGTAGTTTACCTCCCATGTAGTTAAACCCTAAAGGTTGCAAAGGAACGATGGTGGAACCAATGGCTGTGTGATTAATCATGTGTTGTTGTGTCTTAACATCTCTCGACCATCCAATGGCGTTATCTCTTGGAGTAAGGTCTAGAAAGTCTGAACTGATACAGATAACACCAAGATATTTGCCAGTTACTTCATCAGTAAGAATGTAAAATAGGTTACGGCCAATGTTACTGTTGTTCTTCATTGTAGAAGAAAAGGTACGAACGGCATTCCAAGTTTCAGCATCAGGTCCGTTTGAAAGAACCATTTTAGGTTTCAAATTTTCATAATCATCAGGTGACTGTGGTACCCAAAAATTAGACTTAACTTTATTTACAAGTTTCTTTTGGTCTGGATCAACCATCTGTGTTTCTGTACCAAATAATGTAGAGGCTTCATAAACAGGATATCTTTCTTTCACTTCACACCACTTTTGGTATAAAGTATATTCACGAACATCCATTTGAGAAGCATAGGTTAAATCTTCAATGAGAACCTTCTTCATCAGTTCTTCATCAATATGTTCAAACGAACTAACAGGATTTTTCTCCTGCCATTCACTCCATTGTTTTTCTACAAACTCAATTGGTGTTGCCATATGCTTCCATTTTCTTCATATTTTTATCCATCTTTTTGATAAGATGATTAATTTTATTTCGTTTCTTTAATGCCATTTGTAATGCTAATGGTTTAGAGAGACTAGTATACACTATTCCATTCATGTGGTCAAGCTCATGTTGAAAGCAACGAGAAGATATACCACTAAATTGTGTCTTTTTGGTATTACCTTCAAAATCTTGGTACTCAACTTCAATGTATGATGGCCTTGTAATCTTTAATAGTAACATAGGAAAAGATAAACATCCTTCTTCCATGTGGACTTCTCCAGTACGATTAATGATTTTAGGATTAAAAAATGCCACATAATCATTATCGGCACCCATTACAAATACACGATACCTAAAACCACATTGATTAGCAGATAAACCGTAACCTTTATGTTTCTTACAAGTTTCAACCAACGATGATGCAAACTCAGCTGGATTAACAGGTGGGTTGGTAAAATCAAATTCAGGCATTACTTCTTTAAGAATTGAATGTGTTTCAGGCACCAAATCAAATAAAGGAATAGAATATGTTTTTGCATAACTATCACCTTTTAATGTATCTTCTGTATTAAAAACTATTGTATCGCTCATTTTGCAATCCTACTAAAATTGTTATGCTTCTCAAATTTAATTACCGACCTAAACTTATCAAACAGTTGGTCGCCTTTGTGTGAAATAACGAACACATTGGTATCTGTTCCCATTTCATGTATCAACTTCAAAAATTCTTCTGTACCAACGCCATCTAAAGATGAATCAAACACTTCATCTAATATCAACAAGTTGGTGTTTGTTGAATTTTTTAATTTGGCAATCTGACGCCATGTAAACAATAGAGCCAAGTCAATACGCATTTTCTCACCTTCAGAAAAATTGGCATATGAAAACTCATCACGATGTCGGCTCTTAATGGTTTCTTCAAACTGTTCATTGATATTAAAGTTTACAAAGAAGTCCATTGCAGTCAAATACTTGTTAATTAATTTATTCATAACAGGTAAGTATTGACGAATAATTTTAGTCTTAATACCAGTATCTTTTAATAAGTTACCAGCAAATTCCAAATACTGTTTGTCTGTTGCCAATTCTTCTTGTTTCTTAATTAATGATGCCAACTGTTCTTTTAATTCTTTCAACTTGGCATTTTCATCTTCAAGATTATCTTTACGGTTCTTCAACTCATCAATTTCTTTTTTGGTTTTATCCATATACTTACTGATAGCTTCAGATGTGGAATTTAATTTAACCAATTCATTATTATGTTCTTGGATGTGTTTACTTATTTTTTGGATTTCTTGGATGCGTTCATTTGTTTTTTGGATTTTACTTTCGATATCTTTGATTCCAATTTCAATTTCTCCTTTTGTTTGATTGATTCCACTAAGCTGGCTATGTCTGAAGGTTTCAGCAATACCTTGTTTGCAGGTTGGACAGTCGTGGTTTTCTTCATAGAATTTATTCTCTTTATCTAATTTCTTTAATCTGGATTCTAATTTAGATTCTATCTGTAATAATTTATTACTCTTTTTTTCTATATCAAGCTTGTCTGAAATTTTAGATTGAAGTGATATCATGTGTTTTAATATAAGACTGGTATCAGAACTAATCTTTGTAATCTGGCCAGCAGAATCGGTAACTTCTTTCATCTTCTTAACAATTTCAGCATCATTGTGCTTCTTGTGTTCTTCGATACTTTGTTTTTGAAAATTAATCTTTTCAGATGTTAAATCCATTTCATATTTGTTCTTTGTGGAAGTATCTTTGATAACGGACATCTTCTCTTTAACAACACCATTCATAGAGGAGAAAATTTGAATGTCTAATAAGTCCTCAATGATAGCTCTTCGGTCACCAGGTGATAACTGCATGAACGGAACAAAAGAAGCGGAACCTAAAATAACCACTTGTGTAAATGATTTGAAGTTTAATTTGAGAATAAACTTTTCTAAATGTTCTTGGTAATCTTTGGCCTTGGCATCTTGGTCAACCATAATACCATTACAATACACTTCAAATATATTTGGTTTAATACCACGAATTACTTTGTATTGTTTTTTGCCAATGGTGAATTCAACCTCAACCACACCTTGTTGTTGGTTAATTGAGTTTAAAAGATTTGGCTTGTTGATTTTACGGAATGGTTTACCAAACAAAACGAAACACAAGGCATCCAACATAGTAGATTTACCTGCACCATTGTTACCAATGACAAGTGTGTTTGTAGATTTTGTTAGGTTTAATTCTGTAAATACGTTGCCAGTAGAAAGTATGTTTTTCCACCTTAACTTTTCAAATATAATCATGCCTGCTCTAGGTTCAATGCCTCAACGTATAGTTCTTTCAATACAGTTTTCAGCTTTTCATTATCAATATGTTCTTCTTTAATACCATCCACAAACTTGTTAATGATTGTAATAGTATCTTCAGCTTGGTCAATCATATCATCTTCTACGCCTTCTGTCAAGTCTGTAAAGTCTTCCGCAATGGTAATATCAATTGGATTTACTTTATATAAATTGTCCATGAACTTGTCAAACAGATAGGGGTTCGTTTTGTTGATTACCACCACCTTAACATAGGTACTGGTATACTTGGTTAAATCTTTATTGGTAATCTCTGTAATAGATTCCGTTTTATCATCATATGATATACGGTGAAACATTACGTTGGGATTCGGGATAAACTCCAAAGTACGAGTAGACAAATCAAAAAGGTGAAAACCCCTAGTATCGTTGTAATCTTGCCACGTGAGCTCATAAGGATTCCCAAGGTAAGTAATATTGTCTGAAGTAGAGCGATGGTGAAAGTGGCCAGAAAAGACCATATCAAATTTATTAAAAATATCACGGCTCAATCCTCCATCAGATGTCATACCACGATGCATGGTAAACCCAGCAATTTCAAAGTGTCCCATACATAAAGATGCTGAATTGTTTTTTAGTTCCAACATACTTTCATCATAGTTCTCTGGACATATCCAAGGCATCATCAATACATCAGATACAACATCACCATAATTTAAGTGTATTGTTTCAGGAGAGTCTATAACGTGTATGTTTTCATACTCATTAAGTAGAAGGTCTACCGAGTTTACATCATTGGTATTTTTGAAGTAAGTGTCATGATTACCAGCCAACATATAAACTGTAAGGTTTCTCTTGGCCATCTCATCAAAGAACATCTCTTTGGCACGTTTGAGACTGTAAAAGTTTATGTATTTCCTACGGTCAAACGTATCACCGAGTATAAGAACAGTAGTAATGCCATTATTGTCAAGGCATGGGAAGAAAGTATCTCTATAAAATTTCTCATAATAATCCAAAAAATGAGGTGAGTCATTTCTTGCTCCAAAGTGTTGGTCAGTTATAATTGCTATCTTCATATTAATCACCTAAAAATTTCTCAATACCTTTTGCTTTAGTAGCTGCATCTTTTTTTGTTTTCTTAGCTACTTCATAATTTTCTATAAACTCGGCAATATTATCATAGAGTTCAAATTGTTTGCTTGTACCATCTTCAAACTCCATTGTTTCCATTTCATCTAATATACCCATCTGTTCTGTTGCTTTGTATTTGACATACAGTTGTTTTTTCTCTTTAGATATTCTTCGTAAAAAGGCAAAGTATACTATTTGAGTAAAGTAGGCAAATGGATTACTAGATTTAGCTGGATCAAAGTTATTAAAATACATTAAACAGTTCTCAATACCATCAGACATCATTTCATCACGATAGGTGTAGTTGATAAAGTTAGGTTTGTGTGATAGACCCTCTGCTATCTTCATAAAACACTCACCAATGTAGTTAGGAATGACAGGAGATTCTACTTTATTCTTTTTGGCCTCTTTACATTCTTCTTTGTAATCTATAAGTGCTTTGAGAAAATCTGCGTTGTTAATATAATGTTTTTGCTTGCTCATGTAAGTATACCACTAAAAGTTGTTGACAAACGGCTTGACAATAGTGTATAGTCCGCAATGTCGTTGGTTAAGATTAATGATATCTATATTAATGTAAGACACCATCATATTGTACATCCTCAAATTCATTAATAGCTATCTGCAATTCCTCATCAGTCATATCCTTCACAAGTTCTTTTGCAATTAAAACATCCTTAATCTTCTTCACAGTATACGCATAATGATCCACAAATTCTTCATTTGGTTCTGCCATAGTAAGTATATCTTTCTCATGTATTTTTAATTGATTATGTTTAATTAATTGTATTGGCAGCCATTGTCTCATAACTAATCCACATTCCATACCACGAAAATCCATATTGAATGCCATAGGTTGGTCTAGTATGTAATGGTTTAATCCGTCCACACTTACATTGGCAATCAAATCTTCCCCATTCTGTAATTTTATAATTTGTGTTTTATATTCAAGCATTTTTTAATCCAATCTTGTATATTTTAAAAGGGAACTGTTCATCATTATATATCTTTGTCCTCTCAACAAAGTGTTTTAAGGTATAGTTCATATGTTTTTTATATCTGAGGTCATCGGCAATATCATAAAGAGTGGCTATTTCTTTACCTTCACTTTGCCTAAGTCCTCTACCAATACTTTGTAACGTCCTAATTGTAGATTTAGTAGGCATTGCAAATATGATATTATGTAAATTCCTAATGTTAATTCCAGTAGAAAAAGTACCAAAAGAAGCCACCACAATTGCATCATTTTCAATCTCCATTATTCGTCTAATTTCTTCTCTATCGGATGTTTCTGTTCCACCATGGACAAAGAACACTTTTCTGTTACCTATCTTCTCTGTGTTCTTTATCATATCATACAGGATTTGACCATGTTTGTCAACCATTTGATACAATATTAAACTATTTGTACCAAGGCTAACTGCAAGATTCTTAATGAATTTATTTCTATTTTCATTAGAAATGAGATATTGAATTTCTTCTTGGTAGGTTTTATCTTTTAACTTTAAACACAACTCATCATCATGTTTTAAAACTAGACATTTAATTTCAAAATCGGATACTTGGCTTTTGTCAATCAACTCTCTGGTGGTAATAACTTTCTTTACAGGTCCAAATAAACCTTCTAATACAAGCTTATGAGTTTTGGTTCCATCCAATGTACCTGTAAGACCAATTCTATATTTGGCATTAACACAGGAGGTAAGGATGGTGGTAAGAGATTGTGCTTTGAATAGATGAGCTTCGTCACCTATAATGTAATCAAACTGTTCAAAGTATTCTTTAGGCATCTTATACAACGACTGCCATGTGGAAATTATTAAAGGTTTATCTGATTCTTTATCTTTGCCTTGATATATCCTATGGAGATATTCTTCCATGTTATCATTATTATAATCTGCAAAGTCTGAATATAACTGTTCAACCAAAGATGTGGTTGGAACAATAACAAGTCCTTTTAATTTTTGGTATTCCAATAATTGTCTAAAGATGAGATAAATGATGAGTGATTTTCCTGAAGCTGTAGGAGAGAGGAGTACAGCTCTTCGGTTTTGCATGGCGTGAATATAGGCAGAGAGTTGGTGTTCTCTAACTTCGATTGGTTCTCCGCGAGAATGTGGGTTAATTTGTGATATAAATTTTTTCGCATGATATTCTGAATATTCGTCTTGAACAAAATCATGTGTGTAAGTGTATTCTCTCTCATCACAAAATTGTTCAATATAAGGAAGTAATCCAATATATAGATTATTATTTCTTAAATCAAACAGCCTTATCTTTCCATCCCATATTTTATTACGATATGCTGGAACAAAAGTATAACCAGGAACAAAGAAAGTAAAAAATTCT